TATGGGCCAATGCAGAAATTTTTGGCAAGAATTCAACAACAACCAGATTTAGACAGAGAGATTGCAATAACTCTTCCTCGATTATCTTTTGAGATGCAGGGAATACAATATGATCCAACTCGTAAGACTGGAATTGCACAAACTTTTCTCGCAAAGAACGGAACAACTGCAAAGAAAGTTTATATGCCTGTTCCATATAATGTTTCGTTTGAACTCAGCATTATGTCTAAGTTAAGTGATGATGCATTACAGATATTAGAACAAATAGTTCCATACTTTCAACCATCATTTAATATTACAATTAATCTTATAGATTCAATTGGCGAAAAGAAGGATATTCCAATTGTATTAGAAAGCATAAATCAAAGTGATCAGTACGAGGGTAGTTTTGAAACTCGTAGAACAATCGTTTATACTTTAGGATTCACCGCAAAAACTTATCTATTCGGCCCCGTTGCAGATAGTCCAGATGGTCTCATCAAGAAAGTCGATGTTGATTACTATGGTAGCACAAATATTAAAACTGCGAAAAGAGTTCAAAGATATAGTGCAACACCAACTGCGAAGAAAAATTATGATGATGACACAGCAACAGTTGTTGATGGTGCAATATCTGAGAAGGTTACGAAATTCAAGGTCAGTAGCACAACTGACCTCGCTGCAAATCAGAGAATTATCATTGATACTGAGATCATGTTCATCCGAAGTATCAGTGGTCAGAATGTGACTGTTTATCGTGCGTATGATAACACAATCGCCGCAAAACATGAACATAATGCAAGTATTGGTGTTCTCAGTGCAACTGATAATGCATCAATCGAATTTGGTGATGACTTTGGATTTGATGAAATGTCATCATTCTTTAGTGATGGTAAGGAGTTCAGTCCTTCACAAGGTA